CATATTGATTCTGTAAACCTGCTAATCTTACTTGTTCTTGTAATTTTAAATCAGCTGGCCATTGTGTTATTGGAATCATTGCTAATTGATAAGCTTCTCTAGCATCAATCTCCCCATCTTGAAATTTAGAACCAAAATCTACTGCTTGAGGTTTAGTTCTTTTTACTTTATTTCTTTCAAGTATATGTGGTTCAATCAATAATCCACTTGATACAATTGCTCTTGCAGGTACAAGTGATTCTAATACCTCAAATAATGATTGGTCAATATATCTTACTAATTGAATATATTCGTATAAGTTTAAACTATATCTTTCAAAATAATAATTTCTTAAAATTCTTAAATCTCTATATTCATACTCATATTCATCTGATGGATTACCAATATAATCATCCAATTCAAACTGTCCTAATGATTTTAGGATATCCATATTAACCTCTTTAACAGGTGAAAAGAATAATCCTAACCTATTTGAATCAACAGGAGAAGTATCGAAAGATTTTTTAGTTGAACGGTCTCTATAAGAAAGAGTTAATCCATATTCTATATCTTCATTTAATCCTTGTTGTTCTTCAAATCTAAATTTTTGTGAAACGTTAAATCCACTTGAAGGAACATTTGCAGTTACAGTTCTTTCATATGTTGTATAATGATATGGATAATCTGTAATAGAATCAAATCCACTTGCCGTAGCAAATGGTTCACCATATCCTTCATTTATGGATACGTTTTTAATTGCAGTATCAGCGTTTCTATCTTTTGGATATTCAAAATCTAATCTGTATATTAAATCTTCAGTAGATGATGAGTGATGATTACCATCAATTGCATCTGGCATCAAAGTGTGATTATCCATTCTTGATTCAGATAATGGAGTTGTCCAATATCTAAATTCATCAACAGAACCAGTCAATGTATCTCCACCAATTCTTAATGTAGTATCAGTTTGCCAAATATGATTTTCAACTTCTAATGAAGCAGAAACTTCACTTCGTATTCTACCTTGAAATGCTTCCTTACCATATACATTAAATGAATTACCACTCTTAGTTACAATAACTTGTGTATATTCATCATTATAGAATGGGAAAGCTGAAGATGTAACTGAGTATGCAGATGTAGTATCTGAAACTGTAAGTTTTAATACTGCGTTTCTTCCACTTGTATGCTCAACACCCACACTCCATAATGAACTTGATACAAAGGTTTGGTCTTGTCTTGTATCAGAGTTTACTCTAATTTCAACTGCATTTGGATAATCAGATGTTTCTGAGTATTCTTTCCAAGGAACTAATATTGATTGCGAACCACTTATGTTTATTGCTGCGGTTCTATCTTCGAATGAGAATTTAGTTGTACCACCATCTGAACTCCTTGGTCCACCAAATTCCATAATGGTTAACATTGATGAAGGAACACCATAACAAGTAAGTGCTGCTTTTACTGCTCTACTTGAACCTTTGTGTTTCATCAAGTAAGGTAAGTTATTAAGTAATCTTCTCCATACTTCGTTTTGGATTTGTTTACCAGTCATAGATGATACTGATGTACCAGTTGATGTTTCACCAAATGCATATTCCCACAGAGATTGTGCTTTAGCTGGTATTTTAGCATCCCAACTTAAAGATTTTAACATTTCTGAAAGTAAAGAATCTTTAATACCAATATCATACTTATGTTCTAAGTTTTTCTTTTGTGCAATAGATTTTGTATATGAGTAAAGAACATCGAAATGATGACCCATCATATTAAAGAACATTTTAAACTGTTCAGAATCTTCAGAATCTTGAACATGAAGTGGTAAGTTGTTTACAAGATAATCTTTGTTGTAATAATCATAATTCTTTGCATTCGATATTATACTATTATACCAAGATGTAGCATCTGATGAATCAGATGAAGATATAGAATTACCACCAGCACCAGGATATGTTAATCCATCTATCGATGAACTTGTATATAAGAATGATTCAAATGCATCAAGTTCATCTTCTACTTTTTGAATCGATTCGGAGTTTCTATTAATTTCGTTTTTTAATGTTACTGAGCCTGTGTGGAACGAACCAGATTGTAATTTTGTTATTTTATCTTCATAGAATTCTATTAACTTTATTTTATACATAAAGTTATCAACTCGTTCTTCAGCTGAAGAATACTTTACAAAATTATTCCAAGCATAGGTATAATCCCCATCAACATATATCGAACCACTAACTTCTCTTGATGAACTCACAAAGTTAATATCAAGCTTTTTTAAATCAAACCCACTACCACTAACATATTCTGTTAAAAGTTTTGTGGATGATGTAGAACCACTTGCTATCAAATCATCATATAGTTGATATCCAATATTTTCACCACACACATCAGTACCAAAGTTTGGTATTAATTCAATACAATCTTCAACTTCTTCATTTACTATTGTTACCTGTTCAACATAAGGAATTGATTGTATCTTAGAAACCCAAATCTGTTCATTTGGTTGTACTTCTCTTGGAAGAGGTTCATATAATTTAAATACAAGAGTTTTTTCTTCATGTACTTTTAATCTTTCACCAGTATCTTCCTTGAATTCATATTCTGAGAATGTTTCGTAATCAGTATCCCAAGATGCAACTACTTTGTTATTAGCTTCACCAAAGTGCATTAAGTGAGTTAAGTATTTAGAAGAATCACTACCCAATACATCAGTATTGAATAAATCACAAATAGATTCTTTAATATCTTTTAAAATTACATCTCTTCTTAATTTTATGTTTCCTTTATCAAAGGTAATTTGTATAGTTTCGGTTTTACCTGCTACTTTAGAATCACCCTCTTCATTGTAAGGAATTAATTTTAAATCAAATACAACTGCATCAGCATCTTCATCTAAATTATTTCCTGCTTTTCTTAATACATCTTTAATATTAAAAGATTGTACTCCATCGGCAGGTCTTTTTGAAGCCAATTTCAATGTATCTTTAACCTCATTTATCCAAATATCAACATAATTTGTGTTTATTGAAGTCCAAGATATTTCAAAATCAACATTATATCCTTGATAATCTTTACCAACAATTTGGTTAGGATAATCTATTGTTAAAATATCAGGACCAGGTAAAAGATTTTTTCTAATAGCGTTAAATTGAATAGATGCGGTATTACCAGTTCCATCTCTCCTAGATACTGCTTGAAAATATGCTGTATATTTTCCTTCTCCTTGAAATAAATCTGTACCTGAAATTGTAATTGTACCACTTTTTCCTAATTCTGTTTTAGAAGAACCTAAAATAAAATTAACATAATCTGCGTTTGTTGAGCTATAAGAAATATCTATCGTATCATCATCTTCAGTACCTGCTCCAAAGTTTATAAAATCTCTATCCGCGGTTGCAGTTGTTGTTACCTTAGCTGCAGATGCAGCAACACTACCAGCCGTTGATGTGGAGTTTACATAATATGTTTCTGTTCTATATCTATAACTTGGTGATGGTTTAGGTGGGTCTGGAACAGCAGTTTTACTTACTACAATTTTTAATTTATAACTCCCAACTGTTAATCCACTCTTGCTAAAGTTTTTTGTATTTCCAGAAGCTATAAAGGCTCCTGCTGAATTAGCCAACTCATACATATAGTTACAAGTAGAATCAGTTCCTTGTAATGTAACATTTAAGTTTCCTACACTTGAATCTCGGTCTACTATTGATAAATCTTCAGAACCATTCGAGGTTTCTGATTTACTATTGATTTGAACCTTAGCAGAAACTCCATTTGGTACCTGTACATCAACATTTACACCTATTCCAGTCGGAGGGTTTTGAACTATAATTTCTTCTTTTTTAAATTCAAACTTACCTGTAAAGTATTTATCTGCCAGTGTCATTGTTTTTACAAGAGCACCATTTTTACGAATAAGAACCTGAAACATGGGGAAGAAACCAATTGAATTAACTGAAGAAGGGTTGCTCACAACTGTTTCAACAGTATATTTATCAGCTGATTCACCATATCCACCTGCTTTAGCCGAAAAGGTTTTTCGGTTTAGAAAATCTCTACTACTCCATTTGGTTTTATTTCTACCATTATGACTTACAGTAAAGTCTATACCAGTAGGATTAGAACCCCATACTAATGTAATATTTTCGAAATGAATTGGGTCAAATTTGATTTCTGGTATATCAATTTTAAAATCACTAAAATCACCAATGTCACCTAATCCTAAATCACCAACAAATGGTAAACCACCATTACCATTGTTAAAAGAAGTGACACGAGAATCCACCCACATGCGTCCATTCCATGTGTAGAACCCATCTTTTTCTCCATTATAAGTACCATTTCTACTTGGTCTTGCCATTTTCTATTTTTCTCCTTTTATCCTTCTATATAAATATCTTTATGCTTGTGATTCAAATCCAGCTCGTGATTGAACTTGGTCACCACCCATATTTCCATAACCACTAGAACGTGGAGCTTTATATTGTGTAACAAAAGTTCTCCTATATGTTCCTTGAGAGTGGACATCGATATAACCAGCTTTATCATTTGTACTATAACTTGGATTAACATCAGTAAAATTTACGGTTCCCGGTCCATATCCCATAGTTGGATTATATACTATACCATTAACTGCTGCACCATTTGGTGATATATCCCATCTTACTCCAGCTGGTACAGTTATACTAATTCTTGCAATACCAAAAGCAGGCCTTCCTTGGGAATTAAATTCTAAGGTAGCTGGACTAGTAGTTAAAGCAACTGTTGGTGGTGGAGGTGGTGGAGGTGGTGGTGGTTTTGATACCGCCGCCGCTTGCTTTACAGTAAATACAGCATATCTACCTCCTGCTGATGCACGATTTGGTGTTACTTTGATTACTGCACTTCTATAAGCACCTGTGTTTTTTGCTACTGTATATCTAAAGTTACTAGCCGATGAATCGCTATTACTTCTCATATTAGGTGTTATCCAACTTGGAAATCCTGATATTGTAAATCCTACTTGGGTTCTACAAGCAGCCATAGGTCTTTGACCATCTAACAATACTTGAAGTGGTTGACCAATTGTTTTACCTGCAGCTGCAACAGTTTGATTACTAACAGCTGAGATACTATATCTACTACCATATTTACATAAACCAGAACCACCTGATGACTCTCTTGGTGGAGGAGGTGGGGGATTCCTCACTACTATTGGTGGTGGTGGTGGTGGAGGAGGAGGTGGGGGTGGATATGTACAATTACCATCTCTACCAAAATTTGTAGCTCTCCTATCATTACAAACCTTTATACTTCTATACTTTGGTACTTTTATATCGTACACACATTGTGAAGATATTGTTGCCGCTCGGTTATAGTTTTTAGCAGAAGGGTCTGTACATCCTCGTATTTGTGCTGCTTTAGCAGTAGGTCTATCAGAAGAATATTCACTACTACTACGAACTGTTAGTAAAATATCTTTTAATTCATCTATTGTTCTACTTTGAGATGCACTTTTAGCCGTATTTAATCTAATATCTTGTTTTGGTAATGTATATTCTGCAGCATTTGATGCCATTTCACAAATTTCACCAAAAACAGATGCAATATCAAATTCAACTCCAAATGATTCACCAGTTGGTTGTCCAAAGTTTGGTTCAAATGGATTGTAGTATCTATTCATACGATAGTTATCCACAATCTCTTGAAACATTTTTTTTGCTTGTGTAAGATAAACTTCAAAGTTTACTAATTGAAATTCTTTTTCTATTAATTTTATATAATCCTGTCCTTCTGATATAGTTCCCTTTTTCATCAACATATTTTTGATTACTTCAGCAACATCAAACTGGTCTACAAACTCATCTATAAAAATTAAAACATCAGCTGTAAAAGTACCACAATTTACAAACGTATCATACCTTGCCTGTAAATCTGAATTAGGAATATTTGTTCCATCTTCTACTACTGGTAGTACTCTTACCTCTGTTCTTGATGGTGATATTTCATGAATCCAAGCTTTATCAAACAATCTTGGTTCAGAACCCAATCTTCTATTTAATAAAGTAATCTGTGTTTTGAATACTCCATTAGAATATCCAGCTTCTTTAATAAGTTTTTCAGTGTCTATAAAATATTCTTTAGCATTATTAGATTTTTTGTTAAACTTATTTTCAGGTACTTTATCGAAATATTCTTTTATATTTTCATCAGTATAGTTTATATACCTTACTTTATGACCATTAACAAATTCTTGTGGTAATTGATTATCAGATGCATCATAGATTACAAACTCGATAATATCACCAACATCAAATCCGAAATACCCACGCTTGATTTCCTTTTCAAAGATTTTTCTATCTTTGTCATCAAGTCGGTATCCCTTCTTTTCTACTACTTGTTTAAATCCTTTTATTGCCATTTTCTATATACTCTTTTTATTCTTTGCAAGTCTCCATCCAAATGTTTTCTTTATGGTTGCACCATCACTAGTTCCAATTGTTAGTTCAAAATTACCAGTATGATTTTTTGCCTCACGGTCTTTAATTCCGAATGCTCTTTTTACATATAAACCATCAGAAGGTTGTACTTGATTGGAACCTCCATTTTGACCATGAATCCATTTTTCAGCCACCATAGTAACACTACCCTTATCACCTCTACCTATATTTGGTTGAGATGCTGGTTTAAACCAATTTTTTGTTCCTTTCCATCCACCACCACTTTGTGAAGTTACTCTTATACTAACTTTAGTTACAGAGATATCATCATCTTTTAAATTTTGTATTTCAAGTTTTTCACCACCGTCCCATCTACCAGGTCCACCTATATAATCTTTACATTTAGTTGTCATTCCAACAACTAAATTACCACTTGTATATTTTCCAGTACTCCATTTAACGAATATATCACCATCACCCATATCTTCAAATCCACTTGCTACTGCAGTACTTGTTGCTTGATTACCTGATATCATGTCTTGTGCTGCTTGTTGAGCTGCCTGTGATGATGCAACCTGTTGGTCCAATATTGCTAATTGAGCTTCTACCTGTCCTTGTAGTGATGCAACAATCTGTCTCAATCCAAGTATTTGTTCTCTAAGTGTTTCTTTCTGAGCATCTAAACCTGCAACTTGTGCTTGAAGAGATACTCTTGCTGATGCTTCTCTTGTTGCTTTAATAATTGCTTGTGAAAATTTAGCACTTAAATCACCAAATGAACTAGCTTGTTGTTGTAATTGGTTTTCAGCAATTGCTCTGGCCACCTGTGCAGCATCAAGTTGTTGTCTTAATGATTGTATCTGACCTTGTAATTGTGCAATCTGTGCTTGTAAATCTCTAATTGTATTATTAGCAGTTGCTAAATCTGCAATCGCTTGATTATATCGTTCTAATAAATCATCGTATATTGGTTTAGGAACTACCGGCGGTGATGGTGGTAATGGTGGTACTATTAACTCATCAATAACAGTATCAACTGCTTTCTTTAATTGTTCTTCTTCGTACTTTGGCTTTTCTATAAAGTTTGTTAACTCACCATCTCTTTCACCTTCAATATGTTCATATGGTTCAGAAGCAGATTGAGAAACTATGGTAGTAGAACCATCAATAAATGTATGAGTTTTAGAAATAGGGTCCTCAGAGATGATTGCTCGTGAACCACTCTGTGCCAATTCTGAAACTCTAAATTTATTATCTAATGCCATTTTATTTCTCTATCGTAAAAGTTAAATCCTTATCATCAAAGTATTCTATAACACCATCTCTATTAGTTTTAATCTGAATATAGTAATCTCTATTATATTCCCAATTTGTTAAATCTAATTTAAAGAAATTACCATTTGAATCACACGAAACTTTTGTGTAATCATCATCAAATGGAATTATAATCTCATCAGTTAATATATCTTTTACCTGATAATAAGTAGTTGATGGTAAAAAATATAAATCTGTATATGAGTATTCATTAGTATATGTTTTAAGAGGATATTTTTCTCTTCCGAAAACTCTGATTTGAGGTTTACTTCCACGCTTGTATCTGGTCTTTAATCTTTTAAACGTTACATGAATATCATCAGCGGTAAGTTCTGTTAAAGAGCCAGTAGAGAATGAAGAATCATCCCAACCAATTCTTAACTTAGGTTGGTAAATAGTGTTTGTTTCTTTTGAAAAGAATTTTAATTGTCCGTAATCATTAGTATCATTTTCTAATGATGTATCATGTTTTAAAATAAATCCCTCATTTGGTAGAGTTCCACCAATCCATTCATCCATAGTTGTTTTAACATCCATTTCTACATCAGATGATTCGTATGAAAATGATTGCGTTGAGAATGAACCAGTAAACCAAGTTCCTCCTTTACCATTAAATGAACCAGTTGTATCTGCAGAATGGTTTTCTTGTGATAACCAGTCTTGTCCTGTTCTTACAGAGTTCCAAGATACACCATCAGTTGTAATATCATCGAAACGAGTACCTATACCCATTTCCCATGATTGTGTTACTGCATAAGCATATATTGTATAATCAATTGGAATTTCAGATGATTCACATTCTTTAAGAATCATATCTACTGCACTCATTGTTACTTCACCACTTGCAATAGATTGTGAAAGTGGAGTTGTTTCAAACTTGATTACAGAATGTGCTATATCTTTTAAACTTCCATAATAAGTTTTAGAAACTTCTAAAATTTCATCTAATCCAGTATTCTGAGATGGTTGTTGTAAGTAAATAGATGCATCTTTAGATGCGGTTACGAAATGATACATTATATAACCCTCCCTTTTATATCCTTACCAGGATATTTTAATTCAAATACTGAAGGGTCTAATGATGGAAAAACCATTTTACCTTTAGTTGCCGTTTCAATATTATACTTGTGCTTGGAGTAAGTTCCACCACATTTGTTTTCAATTGTACATTTAGGAACAGATTGTACTCCTTCTACGGATGCTATTATCAATTCTAATTCTGAAATATTAATTGGTTTATTAAATGCCCAATTATCAATATTAAAATAATTTTCTATTTCAGTAATACATTGTAACATTACTTCTCGTTTATTATAAGAATTAAATACTCTGATTTCAAAATCAACACCAACATTTATTACAAAACCATCTAATAAATTTATACCATCGGTTAACATTCTATATTCTGATAGGTATGTTTTTAAATTTTCTTTAACTGCTCTGTTTAAAGATGTTAATTTTTTATTTGAATTATATCCAAGAACATATAGATTTATAGCAAATGGATTATTCTTTTCATTTACAGTTCCTTTTTTATTAGTTAAAAAAGTTTGTAATTGTGTTTTTAACTCAGTTTCTGTAAGTTCTTTTTCTTGTAAATCTAAAACCAACCCTGCGAACTCATCTAAAGAATCAGGTGAGGATAATATTGATGATGGTGAGTTGTTATCCAATTCTCCATCAGGAGCAGTATATGCTTTTGCTACACCTCCATATTTTGGTGGAAGAGCTAATGCTCTAACTTGATAATCTTTTCGTGTTACTGCTCTGTTTTGTGAACCAAAGTGTGCAAGTGCGTTTTCTCTAATCTCATCGATTGTTTCTGCACCCCTACCACCACTAGCTGGTATTTCATTATCAACTGCAACTGAATTTTTACAGAATCTATATAATGTTAATTCATCATCATCAAATAAAGATAAATCTTCATCGAATTCAATTGCATCTATTTTAGTTAAATCGTTTGCAGGTACATTTGCCTCAACACCACCACCTGTAAAATATCGTATAGTGAGTGTTGTGTTGGCAGGAGCCTGTCCATATGATTTTGATTTTAAAAAGTTAGCAGGGTCAAATGATGCTCCCAATCTATCAATTGAGTTGTTTAATCCTAATCCCACATTTTTAAAGTTTGGTAAGAAAGTTTCATCTGAAGATGCTGAATTACCTCCCCCAAATACAAGAGATGTTGAATTATCTTCATTTACTTGTCTTACAAATCTTCTTGATGTTTTAGTTACTTGTAAAACCTGTGATACTGAATCTTTAAATTGTGCTAAATCTTTATCACGTTGGTCTGTGTTTGCGTAATCAGTATAAACAAGTTCTTGTGCAAGATAAGGAACTTCATACCATTTGTTTCCATTTGAATCTCTCACATCATAAATTTCAATTATATTAGTATCAGCAATATTAATTTTAGAAAATTGCTGTGGTGAATCAAATGAAACATTTAATGTATTTAATTCAGCTGAAATAGCATTTACATATTTTCTTATTAAATAAAATGTTGGTTCACCGAATTCGTTTCTTTCGTACACAGATACTTCTCTCTCATTCAAGTCATTAAAATCTACAAGTTCGGTAGTTCTAAAAGTAAGACCTGTTGTTGAAGAAGTAATATTCATTCCTTCTTTAATTCTAATAAGATATCCTGCATCTAAATCAAATCTATTATCACCATCATATAAATTACCACTAGCTTTTCTTTTACTTGGTACAAGCTGGTAAACTGATATAGTTGTTAATCCTGCCGATGTTGTTTTTGGTTTATATCCTAAGAAGTTTGCAAGAGCAACAACATTACTTCTATCTTCTGCAGAATGAATCATTGATTCTTTTAAAGTATCATCAATATAATATCCAAGAACATCTCCTAAGTAAGATGCCATTTCTATGAACATCATACCTGGCGATGATTCATTAAAATCAGAATACGTTTGTGGGAAGTATGTTTTTGAAAACTCTATTAAATTATCTCTAAATTGACCAAAGTCTTTATTTAGATATTTAATATCTCTTCCCTTGTTTTTTATATTACCAGTATTAAGTGCCATAATTTATTATCCCTGCAAAGTAAATGTTACATTATCGGTTTCGATATTATCACCAATTGAAAATTTTATATTCATTCCAACTTGATTTCTATCTTTCATTTCATCTGTTAATTCAACATTTATTTCATCTATGTTTATATAAGGTAACCAAAAGTTTACACTTTCAGTTATTGTATCTACTAATCTACCCTCGAAATCATCTCCCATTTGTTCAAATAATAATTCGTGTAATCCTGTACCAAATTCTGGTTGCATTACTCGCTCTCCTTTTGCTGTAAGAAGAAGATTTCTTAAATTAGATTTTGCAGCTTCATATGAGGTATAGGTTGGTTTAAATAAAGTACCACCATTTGTAGGAAACTGAAATCCATAAGCATGACTATCAAACTCTGATTCAGTATCTTTTACAATTTTTTTACCTATAACGTATGCCACTACTTACTCCCTACTTTTTAAACTTTTTAACTAAAGCAGAGTTATCTCTGTTTAATATTCTATCTAAACCAGGTAACCCAGTCTGTACACCCAATCCACCTTGCTTCACTCCAGCAGTTGCTGATACATCTCCATATCCCATCTGTGCTGCCATTGAATGTTGCAAGTTCGGTGGTACACCTCCTCCCATTGCAACGTTAGTTGAATCAAATGTAATTGTTTTATCCATACTTTCATTCACTTGTGGTTTCTGAAATGAATCTAACACAGATTTAACTTGTGTTCCTCCACTTCTTTGTTCTTTAGAGAATGGTTGTGTATTATTAAGAACCTCATTAATTGCAGCGTTTTTACTCAATTGTCTTTTTGGCTGTTCTTCTCGTTCGTTTTGTAATACTTGATTTGCCATTTCAAAAGGGTCTGCTTCTTCACTAACTACTTTTTTTGTTGTAGTTTTTTTCAAAGTTTTCATTTTACCTTTAACGGCTTCATCGAGTATCGCTGGAAATTGTTCCTTAAGAAACTTCTCATGTTTCTTAGACACCTCAACCTCCACTAATGCCTTTATTACCTTAATAAGTTTTTTATTATCCATTTTTGAAAAATTGTTTTTATCTTAATATAAATATATCTTTGTTCGTTTTATAGTTTTTAATCACAGTCCGTACAACACTTTCTTCTTTCTTCCTCAAGCTCTTGTCTAATTTGAGATAAAGATTTTTGTAATTCTTTAGAATTTCTATCATCTTTTGCTTTATCTATTAAATCAGCAACCATCAAATCAGCTTCTGTAAAAAACCTTTCTCTACCTAAACTATCTTTTTGTGTTTCTGCTCTAAGTATATCATCTAAATTTGATTCCAACGTACCCCCACTTGATAATCTTGCTCTAAGTTCATTATCTAAATCCTCGGAACCACCTCCTTGTTGTCCTGGATTAAATGGTACATTATTACCACCAAATGTTGAACCATTTAAATTTCCAAAATTTCCATCTTTTCCAAAATTAGCTGCAGATTGTCCATTTGGTGCAGTTCCTCCACCCAACTTTAAAGACGGAAATGGAATGTTTGGTATTGAATACCCCGTCCATTGTACAACACCAGGACCTGGAATTGGAGATGGGGCTGAAGGGTATAACGATGTTGTCATATACATTCCTTTTAATGATAAAAGATGTATTTGCATAAACAGAACCATCATATCTAAAAATGTTAAACAAGAATCAGTTGGAATTTCAAATGGTACATTTGGCCATGTGCCAGGCGAAGTTACCATAACTGAATTTGCAATTATATTTTGTACTGAACCCGGTGCTGGTATTAATGGAGTGGGGAAGGGGAGTAATGTTGCTCCAGTCCAATATCCTTTTACTGCATTACCAACATCTTTTAAAAAAGCATGTTTACCAGGCGTTCCTTTTGTAAGTGCAGTTGTATGTGCTACATTCATCATAGTAACAAATAATGGAACCAGTGCGGTAGCAACTGGATTTTTGTTTATGAGCTGACCACCTCTTCTCATACACATATCGTACTCCATAGCCAACTTAGCTGCATATTGAGGGAATGCAGCAACTCCAAGAGGATTGTTCTGATATAGTAACATATTTACTTTGAACAATTTCCAAGACATAATTTTACTCCGTAAAGTTTAATGTAGATTTTATTTGGTCTAACCTTGCTCTAATTTGTTCGAACTCAGGTAAGTTTAAAGGTCCTTTAGCAGTAGGTCCTGCAGGAGTTGCGTAAATTTGATTTGAAACTGCAGTAATCAGTGCATCTAATATATCTACTAAAGTTTGTCCTCTTGCTAATGGTTCCTTTTGACCTGAACCACCACTATTACCATTATCTTCGGTATTTAATCTTATTTGACCAGTACCAGTTGTTACAATAAAGTTGCTATTATTTCTGTTAGATGTAATGATAATATCATCACCAAAATCTAATTCAGCACCTTTGTTTCCATTATCAATTGTGAATTTACCATCAGATATGAATCCATAATCTCCTTTTGAAAAGAACATCATTTCAGATGCTTTAGATGAAAGAATAATTCTTTCTGAATTAATTAGTATTTGGTCTTGTCCTACATATTCTTCTGGTAACTCAAACTTTATCGGAGTAGTTTCAAAGTTAGAAGAACCACCATCATCTACAAGACCTGGTTGGAATGGTATCTTATAATCTTGAGATGTAAGTGCAATAATAGAACCATCTTTGTTTACATCTTCTTCTGTGATATCACCACTTTTTAACTTACTAACAGATTCATCGTTTTGTCTGTTTCTAATTATTGTAGTTGGAGAAAATGTAGATTCTGAATTATTATATCCACTAAATCGTATAGATTGTCCAAATCTCGATTGAAGAATAGAATCTCCTTCATATAATTTTAACTTGTTAACTTGTTGCTCTTCAAAATATTCACCATACTTAGTACTTCTATCATCAGATTTTGATGAGTTTGCAGTACTTGTTTTTGATACAGTTGAATAATCACCACCACCAGCTGATTTTTGGGTTTGTTTATATGTGGTTTTATTTTTATTAATTGCTGCATTACCACTACTGATATTGTTTGAAGATATTCTTCTATAATATCTTACAGAACCTATTTTATATAATTCTACGGTTTCACCTATAATTGGTAATTCTAATAAAGATGAATTTAAGGGTTGGTATGTGAATAGCGAACTCTCAGCCGAGGTCTTATCTTTTATAGGTCTGATAACAGCTGAACCCACTATACCAGTTTCCTTTTCAGTATAAATACTCTCAGTACTATCTTCCTTAGAACGAATTATTTTGTGAGTATCATCTAATATAACTTCAGTAACTATTCCTGTTTCTGGAGTTTCTCTGATTGCTATTTTATTAGTTTGTGCAGATTTATATGATTGTTGTAATCTTTTAGCCATCGTTATCTACTTTTTGTTTGAGTTCTTCTATCTCATTTGTAAGTTCATCAACCTTCAAGTCTTGCTCATCAACAACTTCTTTTGCAGTTTCTTCTAACTGAGAAAGTAATTGTTCTTTTTCATCATCAGAAAGAAAGCCAGTATCACCTTCGGCTTTATGTTGGGCACCAATAATTCTTTGTGCGATTGCAGCCATCTTAATTAGTGAATCAT